CTCTTTCTGTAGCGCATAGTTACGCTCTAGGATAGCCACAGCTTCAGAGATACAAGCCTCTTCTTGGAAGTGTACGGTAGTTGATGTGGCAGAGTAACACTCACCACTTACAGTGCTACAGAAAGAGGGTAAGTGGCCACCAGAGAAAGCAATCTTTAAGTGCATCGAGTGGGGAGAACCTGCATGATGACCTTTGTTCTCGTGGTGATTGCCTTCATGGTTTTCTTCTGGTTACTCGTTGACCAAGACCACGAAGAATAGAACATAAAGAAAAACCCCCGCTAAGGTGTGAAAACCTCGGCGGGGGTACTTTTATTTTTAATGCTTGTCGTCTGGTTGTGCTTTGTAGAGTTCGATAATGTCTCGCTTAATCTCTTTCATATCCGTCTTGATCTCGTTCATGATCTCTCGGTCTTCTTGCCGACGAACATCACGATCCTTAATCTCAAGTTGGAGTAGTGCAATCTGTTTCTCGTTAGGCAATACACGGCGAATAAGCCATGTAATCCCTGCAATTATTGTGGAGATTGCTGTCCCTACAAGATACTCTACGTAATTCATTTCTTACACCCTGCGTCAAAGCCTGCTACAAGTCTATCACCACTAAGGAGTGATTGTGGTCCACCGTCTAGCAGCAAGGCATTGACGTGAGTGTCTACGAGTGGTTCAAGCCCATCACAGACTGCATTGTCACTGGTCAATCTGACGCTGGAGCAACCTGCTACGAGCGCTATCAACATCGTTAAGGGGAGTATTCGTCGCATTGTCAATCCTCTTTCGAGTCGATATATAGTTTTGGTGTTGCTCTGTGACTATACGAGCGGTTTCCTTGCTTGCTCCATACTGGATCATTGTCCAGAAAATCAAGCCAACAAGAAAAGCAATTGCCACAAAAAGAGTTATCTTTTGTCTTCCAACAAGTCCTGATAGCCATATCATTTCTTTAAGCCTGCCAAGCATAGGTTAACTTTACTGTCAGCCCTGCGATTGACTAGACCTTGAACCTTACCACCACCAGCTTTAACCCATTTATCAAGTTCCTTACAGGCTTCCTCATACTTACCTTGATTAGCTAACTTCATCATAGTGGATTTGCCAGCAGCACCGATACCTACATTGTATGCTAGTTCAAGAAGAGACGCTTGAACACCAATAGGGATATCTGGGTTAGTCATATAGGGCTTCAGCTTGTTGTAGTACTCTGCTACAGAGAGTTTGAGCATATCTTCACACTGCTGCTTTGTGTAGCGATCAGACATGATTACGCCTCTAGTCTCTCCGTAGCAGACTGTAGGAACTCCCACAATGTCTTTGTATGCAACAAGACTAAGACCTTCCCACTTAGCAATGAATGGTGTTGAGAGCGCAATTACAGCAGCTACAACAATAGTTTTACTCTTGGTAGACACTATGGTTACTCCTATTATACTTGAGAGTATGTCAGGAAGAACTCGTCAAGTTCTTCAGGAGTCTTACCTTCATAAGCAGCTAGAGCAGCTACCAGAGGGTCAGCCCTGACGATCATAGAGGGCCGTAGAGCGCGTGCCTTAGCTGGGAACTGCATCTCACTAGGAAGACTAGAGATGACCTCTAGAACAGCCGTAGGGAGCGTCCCAGCGAGCCATGCATCACCATCAACCTCTGTGATCCATTGTTCAGCAACAAGACCAATGAGGAGTTGTGGGAAACTCAGATCAGGGATGATAACGACTTCAGGGACTGGAACATAAGGTTGGATGCTAGGGCTTCTAGTCATACGATCATAGAGTTCAGCTACATCAAACTCAGCACCAGTATCAAGTGGGTCTGCCGTGAAAGGAATCCAACCAAGAGTGGGGTGATCAATCTCACAGTCAATCCAGTTATTAACTATATATTTTGCGCTACGAAAATTCATTATGCAACCCTCAGAAAAAGTGTAGCGGTGTCGGCGAAACCGTTACTGGTGCGCCCCATCGACTTCCATGTTCCGGCAGGCACGCCCCCCGAAAGGGCTAGCGTCAGGGTTGGTGTGGCTGAACTATTAATACCACTATAGTTTAGGCCTGACCCCGCATAGTTGCTGCCTTCAACTGAACCGATTGTGCTGCCATTGAGCAAAAAGGCATACGTCCCCACGGCACCAGTAGAGGCAGCAGCAGTAGCAGCAAGGACGTTAGCCGTAGTAGCTGAGACAACCCCAGCGGTAGAGGCGTCCGTATAAGCTTTTACAGCAGCACTTGTAGGGATAGTGGTATTATTGTTGTTAGACCCAATAGTCTCAGTGCTAGTAACAAGGGTTGCAGGAGCAATACCAGCAGTTGTAAGCAACGAGTTAGGGGTAAAGGTGCTACCAGCTTCATCAACAGTACCTAGAATAATCCAAGCGGTGTTAGCTTCGTTCCTTTTGTTAAGCTGGTTTGTTGCAGTATCGTACCAGATTTGGTTAGCATAAGTAGTTACAGGAGAAGCACCCCCTGAGTTAGTTGTTACAATAGCTTGTAGAACAGCATTAATATCTGCTCTTGCGGCTGGTGCAGATTGGTTGTCAATAACGTAATCGTGTTGAGACATTCAACTAGTCCTTAATTATATTGAACCCTAGCGGTCAAGCCAGAGATACTAGGGGATACACCAGTAGTCTGAGACAAGAGTTCAATCTTAAATCTGAAGGCACGACCATAAAAATCACCAGCTTTAAAGGGCTGATAGTCAGACCAAGTAGGTGTACCAGCAGGGTCTTGGCTTGTGAAAGAGATATAAGTTACAACATCTGTATCAGCGAACTGAGTACCACCTGTCCAGTCATCCCATAGGCCGGGAATACTATCCCACAGACCGGGAATGGCGTCCCACAAGCCAGTGTTCACGTCATAGCGGTTCACGTTCATGTCAACCCTAGACCTAACCCTTCTTACAGCACCTGTATCAATATACGAAGTAAAGATATACTCAGCACTACTCGGAGGGCTTGTGGTTGTTGTGATCCTGAGTTCACTTCCTACAACAGAACAGCCAGTCTTAGTTCCTGAGAAGGTAGGGCTTTGAGTAGATGTAAGGTTGTTAGTGAAGGACTCTAGCGCTGTCACTGGTACAACAATCAAGGAGGATGCCACAGAGGCGTTCCCCAGCTTGTCGTAGGCCCGTATGGAGTAGGTCCCCGGTCTTGTGGGTACTGCTACAGTTGTAGCTGGTCTACTGACCTTCTCAACGGCTGTGGTAGAGTTAGCAAAGGTTGCCCCAGCTTCTTCCAGAGAGTGCCTGATCTTGTAATGCGACAAGTCTAGATCAGGGACGGCATTCCACTCAAGGTTAATGGAACCGCCATTCAGGTTAGCCCTGAAGTTAGTCACGTTAGCCGGTGGTGCAAGAAGACCAGCAGGTTGGAAACTAAAGTAGTAAGTCCATTCACCTTTGATACCCAAGAAGGAATAGGATCTAGCCCTAACATCATAAAGAACGCTGCTATCAACTGCGATAATCTCGTAGATACCAAGATCACCAACACCAGCTACAGACCAAGCTGTTCCATCTGCCCTCTTGAACTGAACTTCAACACGTTCAATATTCTCTGGACGAGAGGCTGTAACATTTACTAGGATAACATCTGTAATGTTTTCACTAATAATGCGTACATCACTGGTCAAGTTTACACCAACAGGTTCAGTGTAGAATGGACTTGGGAGAGTTGTGTTGTTGTTCTCAAAGATTTGAGCAGGCTCATCCGTGAATACAGCAGAACTAATCTCACGAAGAGTCATCTGCACTTGAAGGTCAAGTGTTTCAGTAAGACCAAAGGTCCAAGTGGAAACCTCAAAAGGTTTATTAGTCCAACCAAACCTTGTATTGTTAATATAAACGAAGTCTCCTACTTCAACACCAAGAGCCTTAAGCCCAAAGGATGCAGAGAAGGTAAGCTGTTCACGATTTCTACGAAGGGCAATGTTAGCAATCCGCTGTGCTCTCTTAGAGGAAGTCGTATAGGGAAGTGGGAAGTCCAGAATGTTTACAAGATTGTTATCCGCTGTTACAAACACAGGGTCAGTTATAGTAGGGTAATCAGCTTCTTGCCAAGTAGACTCTGGGCCTTTAAACTTACCTTTTATAGTATTGAAGTTGTTCCTACGGGAATGTCTCGTGGAAAGGTTGACACCTGAACGAAGGTCATCTTCATCAAGAGTGACTGTAGGAGTTACATACTTAGCAGCCTTCATGCGCCACTTACCTTGGGAATACCACAAGAGGCCACCCATAGAAGTAAGTATATCAGATACAACTTGACTAGGTGTAAACCCTGTTACAAAGCTTCCGTTGCAGGTATAACGGTCTTCACCATCAACAACTTCTTCACAGATATTGGCTGCTGTAGTAATAGAGGCATCATCAACCTGAGTGTTTGTTTGGCTAAGACCAAACCCAGAGGTCAAGTAGTCACGAATACAAAGTGCTGGGTTATCGCTCCAACCAGTTGTGGTAGTCCTTGGATCATAAACCTTACGGCCCTTGATTGTTGCAGAGATAGTAGGAATACCATTAGGAAACACATCGGCATCATACTTGAACCGAGCATAGATATATGCAACTCCAAAGAGTGTGTGGTTTGTTGTCCACCTACCTTCAGTAAGAGTAGAGGTTTCATAGGTAAGATCAGGGTCAGCAGATTGAGTAGTTGTCCCATAGAAAGGGCGTATCCTCACGAAGCCATTATAACGAGCGGGAGAGGTTACGTTACCTGTACCATCAAGAGTTACAATTTCATCGTTCAAATAGATTTCATCATAGCTTTCAATCTCGTGTCCAGCAAATCCTATGATCCTGTGCAAGAATTCATTAGTGCCACCTGTAGAAGCATCATAGAGACGGACACCACCAACCCTAGAGCGACCATAGATGATCTGGTGGTCAACAGCAGCACCGCTTTCACCTGCAATACTATAACCACGAGAGGCTGAAGAAGCTGAGTTAGCTACAGAGTTAGCGCTGGTTGACATCTTAGGGGAAAGAGCATTAAGGGCAAGGCCCATAGCTGTGCTAATAAGGAAGTTACCTATAATAGACCCAATAGTGATAGAGCTAAGTGCAGCACCAATCCCTGCAATTATAGTAGCTACAGCCATAACATCATCCTAACCTTTTTTCGAACTTCGTCTCTATCTTCTTGTAGTCAAGTCTTTTCAGGAGACTGTCGATATTGTTCCTCTCAGAGGTAATCACTTGTAGTTGGTTGTAGCCATCTTGTAGCAGGCAAGCCTCACAGAACTTAAACAACTTAACCCCGATAAGACCTTTTCTGTAGTCCTTGTGGAGATAGATGATATCATTAGACACAACCAACTTACCTTTTGAGTGAAGACTTGGGCCAATCACTACAGAGAAGTAACCAATAAGTTTACCAGAGTCTCTTGCTGTAAATACTAATAGACTGCCACTCTCTTCTAAGAGATAGTACAAATCCCAATCTGGATCGAAAGGATAAGAGTCTTTGTCGTGGTACATCTCTTCCCAGTCTAGGTAAGCCAAATCCATTACATCTGGCACTACCTTAACCAAGGGTTCTTGTTGATAGGTGATAGGCATGTCGGGACCTTATCTTTTAACTCTATGCTCTATTGCGACCCCAGAAAAGCTCTTTGTTTTGTAGGGATGCCACAAACTCAAGCCCCTTATCGTTGGGATATCTTGATTTCTGGTCTTGGTCTGTAAAGCGTCTTACAACTGGTCGTTCAAGTTTAATCAATATGTTCTCAGCAGTGACAGAGATTGTGCAAGTCTCAGCCTCTTCTATAACAGTCATTTGGTCCAATTCACCAGCGAAAATCTCTACGTAGTTACTTGGACTACTCATTACCCCAAAGTAAATCCTGCACTCTCTACCCTGATAAGGTTCAGTTAGAGCTAGTGCAAGAAAAGAAGAGGGGATACCTGACATAGAAATTGAGGCACCTTTAGCTTCAATCTCTGTGGTTTCTTCTACACTAGAGATATTAAGAAGTGTACCAACACCAAAGTAAGTTTTTGACCCTATGACAAGATCACCAAGACCGGTCCAAAAATAAAGAGGGCCACTACTAAAATCCAAATCAACAGCAAAGAAGGGGTTTACAACTTCATCATCAAGGGCATTGGCTAGGGCTACACTAAGGGACCTACTCATATTGCCTCCACACAGTCAAAGGTAATTCCATAGGAACTAATGTCATTGATTTGCCACTGAGTGATATTCTCTTTTAGACG